ATACGGAAAGAACTCCCCATACACGGGTTATCTTTGTGACTTGCAGGACGATTAAAAAACCTTAGCAGCCTCTGGGTGAAATTGCGCCCAGTGAACTAGGCCTACCTTAACTGCTTTTTCTCCCTCGTCCTGTGTAAAAGTATCACTGACATACTTGTCACAGTCATTACAAAACGCTTGCCAGACGGTTGGATTTACGTCTACGGCAACTACATCTACTGCCATTTTAGCCCCTATCTTTTAACTCTTTACGTCACAATTCTAACATGAACTATAGCGACCTCAGTCCTGTCGAGCAGGAGAAGCGTGAGGTTAGAACTCTAGCCGAACACCCTCAAGAAGCGCAAGATTTCATTGACTCTACCCATAACTTTAATGGGGCATCTATGAATTTGAAATCTATGAAGATGCCTCAGCCCGGTGACAAGATGTTTATTGTGGGCGGGGAAACTTCTAAAAACACTGGAAAGCGCGTAGACACTGAGTATGTGGACCAAGGCTCCTCTTCCCCCCGTTTAGAGCCTCGTCAGTTTGCTAAACACTTTAACCGCCTCAAGATGGAGGCTGGCGACCCTAAGGCTATGATGGGCTCTTGGATAGATACCAAGAGTAAAAAGAACACCCGTAAGGGCGTTCAAATTGACATGTCTACTGGCCACATTAACCGTAAGCCAGCCGAGGACAAGATGCTTGAGCGCGGTGAGGACGCTATTTGGAACATGGGCTCTATGCGAAACATTAGAAACGAAGCAGTCCGTAAACGTAGGGGAACGGGACCACGATGACAACCACAGTTCTTGTTGATACAGACACATTATCTTCAGTAGATTTGGCCAATAACATAGAGGTAGTTAACCGCGCCCTTGTTAAGTGGGGACTTCAATGGGGAATCACCGCAGTAGTAACCGCAGATAAAACTCTGCCTTTTGATGCCGTAGCCCACATTACGAACATGTACCGGCATACAGGGGCTTATGGCTACCATACAGTAGAAAACGGTGTTCAACTCTATAACGTAGGGGGCGGCCACACTGTAGTTCCTCCTAAAGACCACATCCCGGCTGGTTCAGTTCCAACTTCATACATTAGTCCGGCCGCACTTCTCAATAGTGTTTATGGGTATTACGCCCCAGCAACGTATTCCAAAGCAATTACCTCATTTGGCAAAGTGATTAGACCCGCTAAGTTGCGAACCGTGGCCCGCTATCGGGAAGGCGTCTGTTCTGTATTAGTGCATGAAATACTAGAGATGCTTGCAGACAGTCACATTGATAAGTTATCCAGCCCAGATAAAACGGGCGCTTGCTGGCTAATAGAAGTTGCAGACCATGTGAGTGGCTACTACACAGTAGATAACGTCGGAGGAAACACTTGCGTTGTACCGGCGGCCACTTATCCTTCTTACTACTCGCTTACAGGTAAAGCCCCATTTGATTCGGGTAATGATTCTGCAACTCCTTTTGACACAACTTCCCCAAGTTTTTATGGCTATACCCAAGACTCTAAGGGAGTTTTGACCGCTATACCTAAAGGCTCTGTGCGTCACGCTTAACTATGAATTTTTCAAGTTGGCTATTTGAGCAGACAGACCTTCCCGGTGATGTCGGCAAAATAGCCAAAGTTTGCTGGAATGATGCAAACAACGGTTGTGGTAGCGCGAGGTTTACTGCCCGTCAATGGACGGAGCACTTTGCTGTGCGCCACCCTGACAATAAGGTCATACTAGGGGAATTGATAGTAGTTGCTTACCTAGCGATGATGAAGGAGTTAAAAAATGAAAGACCCGGCTCTAGGTAGGACTAAAGCAGAGAGAGCCTTTGGCTCTGATGCCCCTAAGAAAACCGAGTTAAAAGCAAAGCGTTCGCGCCTAAATGAGTTTCGCGCTGTAAACATCGGCCAATTTGACGGACCTAAGCCCTCTTACGGCCGTTACAATGTATCTGAGCAATCCGCGGACATACTCAACCGCTCTAAGAGAAACATGGACATGCGCTAATGTCATTCTTACTCCCTGTTGCAGAAACCCTTGGTGGCGGAGAAGCCGCAAGTGTTGGAGCCGCCGAAAGCGGTGCAGTCAGCGCTGGTGCTGAAGGTGCTGAGGCAAGTATGAGCGGCCATACCCCCAATTTCCAAAAGGGAACTACTGACCACGAAAATCCCCCTAAGCCTCATGGAGTCACTACTGGAAGTATCATGGGCTCCATTGGAACTAATGTCTAATGGGAGAAAAGAAAAGGTTTGGTCCCTACAAGGGGTCTAAAGAAAATGGCGGCCGCCCTATCTATGTCTATAAAGAAAAAGGCAAAGATGGCAAGTGGCATACCACCTCTAAGAATAAGGCACGTGCCGATTATGAGTCTGAGCATGGCAAGATTAAGAGCAAAGACACTACAGTTGACCACAAGGACAACAACCACAATAATGACTCCAAGGGCAATCTCCGTGCTATCTCTAGAAGCAAGAACACAGCCAAAGAGAATAAGCGCAGAGCGGGTAAAAAGGAGAATGAAAAATGAACCGCAGTGAAGACCAATTCACCCAGTCAGGTATTCCTGACCTCAAGACTATGTTGGACGCTGAAAAGCCTGCGCCCACACAAGGAGTACCGTCTCTTAAAGACATTCTAGATAAGAAGTAACCAGTGGAAACAACTTTAGATTATCGGCAATTAACTGCTGTAGACCGTTGTGACCGCTGTGGAGGACCGGCCAAAGTAGCCGCTACTTTCTTAGCAGGAGAACTTCTATTCTGTGGTCACCATGCCCGCTCCTTTAACTTCCTCACTAAAGCCTTAACTGTGTATGACCCAGAAGGTGAGTTAGCCCTACTCAACTAAAGGAAATTTCCATGAAATCTCCAGAGATTGACCGGTATACCTGTAAAGAATGTAGGGTCACTTATGTGGTCGCCTCTTTAGCCCGCCATTGCGAGCAGAAGCATCTAAAATCAGAGCATGAGTAAACGCGCCGTAGAGTTAGATGCCGCTTCCGCCATCCATGGCCAAGTAAGTGCTAGCCTAAAAACCGGCAAGGCTATTAAAAAGGCTGTATCTAAAAAGGCAAGTTCTTCTAAGAAAGAGACTGCTGAGAAAAAAGAGTCGTCTCCTAGTAAGGGACGCGAAGAAGAATCTTCAAAAGAAGAGCGTTATGAAGGCAAAGAAGAGCCTCAGTATGTAAAGTCCGAGCGCTTGGACAAAGATGAGCCAAACACCCCTAGTAAAAAGCCGGGGCACATTGCAATTAGCGCCCCTGCTAAATCAAAGCGTGTGGCAAAGTCAGCCACTAGTAAAGAGGGCAAGTGGAAGCAATCAACTCTTCCCGGCCTCTATAACACTAGGCAGTTCAAAGACGTAAATGGCCAGTAAGAAAAAGAAGAAGTCTGTTACCTCTTCTGTTACCTCTTCCGTCAAGACTATTGAATCACGTCAGTTTAGAGACGCACTGACACGTGTTACATCCCCCGTAGTGCCCGGCAAACAGACCAAAGCGATACAGTGGAATAGATGGTCACCGTGAGCCGTAAAAAAGAGTTTAAAACACCAAAGATAAAGAAATCCACCATTCAAGATTCTCGTTTTGGTATTCGCAGAATGTTCCTTACTGCACAGGAACGCCCCCGTATCGCTACATACCAAACCCCCGGCCGTGGGGTAAATGGCGAACATCAAAATTGATTTAACCCCACCGCTTTAAATACTCGCCGTAGAATTGTTAAGTCCCTAAGCGCATGGGATGTACCTCCCTTCTATAGATAGGAAATGACTAAATGGCAATTCGAGATTCTGGGTACACCCGCGTACCCGGCGGAAACGTAGCCGTAGATTTTGCTTGGGGCAACATGCCTCCACAGACAAATGATGACCGTACCGGCCTTGCCGTTGCTACCGTCACCGCGGCCTCTTCAAACGGTTTTGCAATTACTTATACAGCAACCAACTCTTTTGCGGCTGGACAGCGTGTAACAATTACAGGACTTTCAACCCCACTTTTTAACGTCAACGACATGGCGATTGCTTCGGCTTCAGGCTCCCAGTTCACAGTAGCAAGCACAGTTGTTGGTGCCTCTGTTTCTGGTGTTTCTGGTGTTGCTCAGGCGTTTGTTTTCAATGCTACTGGTGGAACAACTGGTTCGGCTGGTTCGGATAACCTTTCTGCACAGGTAACTGCTGCTTCAGCAGCCGCTGGAACAATCACCTACACAGCAAACAACGAGTTTACTGCTGGTGGCCCAGTTACAGTTACAGGCCTTAACGGTTCCGTCGCTATTACAGCAATCTCTGGTTCTGGAACAGTTGTTACCTACTCAACTGCAAGCACCACTGGACTTAGTGCTGGACAAACCATTTCTATTACTGGTGCTACAACTGGTGCTTACAACCTTACTAACGCCACCATCTTGGCAGTAGTCGCCAACACAAACTTCACCATTACCTCAGGGGCTACAGGTGCTACTTCTACCGCTACAGGAACCTACTCCTCTGCATTTAACCTTACTAATGCAACTGTTGCTACGGCTTCTGCTACCCAGTTCACTGTTACTAGCGCTGTTACAGACCGCGCTGTTGCTGGTGCTACTGGTTCTGCAATTCAGAACGTAGAGACTATTCCGGGCCTCGGTGCAGACTTTGGTTGGAACAAAACAACTGATTTCCAATCAAGCCCTCTTGTTCAGTCTCAACTTACTCGTAACGTTGGACAAATTACTTTAACAGTGCCTGCGGATAACGTAGTTAACGTCTTGAATAACTTTGATGCGTTTCCTGCAAATGCTCAGTCCGCTTACAAGCCCTCTGGTACTCAAGGTAATTTTAACCCAGCATACACACAGACCGCTGTTGTAACTGGCGCCTCAGGAAACGGAACTACTGTTACCTACGTAGCAAACAACTCCTTTACTGCGGGGCAGACCGTAACGATTACTGGTCTTTACAACTACGTGCTTGCTGGACAAACTCAGCCTATTGCTACAGCAATTTACACACCAACCTACACAACCCCATCTGTGTTTAACTTGGGTCCAGTAACAATCGCTACTGCTAACGCAACTGGTTTTACTGTTACTAACTCAACAACCGGTACTGCTCTTGTTAATACAAATGGCAGTGTGTACGGTGTAGCAACTGCAACAGTTGCCGCATCTGCCTCAACAGCAACAGTTCCTACTGTTACTGGATTGACAGTTAAGGAAGCAGGCCGTTTGCTTGGTGTTGCTGATTTCAACACTGGAACAGTGACAACCACAACTTCTGGTGCTACAGCCGCTAACGCAGGAACTGTTTACTCACAGAGCGTTACAGGAACCCAGACTCTTGGTACCTCCGTAAATCTCGTGGTTTACGCACTACCAGATGCTGCAAGGCCCGGCACACAAGCAGGAACGTATACCTACGTCGCCTAACAGTTACAGTAAAAAGCCCCCAACCGTTATGGCTGGGGGCTTTTGCATTTCCGTCGTTAATACCAACCATACTTGTTATGGAAGGAAAGCGCAGTGCAAGGGGTTCCATAGCGCACTTTAATGTAGTGCAGTCCATACTTAATCTGTAACCTTGCTGATAACGTCTTTGTTACCTTGTAATTTGCCCATGTAGTAGGCAAGAACTGCGCGATTCCAAGGGCTTTAGAACTCATGTTGAGCGCCTTGGGGTTGAAGTGGCTCTCCTCAGACCACAGAGTATTGAGACACTTCCATTGGGCCATAGTGGCACCGGAAGCGTAAACGGTTAAAAACGCCAGAGTCTGTGGGTCAAAATAGCGGGTATCTCCCTCCAAGATTTTCTTGGCCTCTGACTTAGTTGTCTTTACATTCATGTAGTTAAGCGAGACGCTAACTACCTCTTCTTTTATGGTAAATTCCTTTCGGAAGTTAGTGCTCTCAGCCGCGGTGGCTGGGGTTGCCATTAAGTGCGACAGCACAATAATGACTGCTCCGAATGTTGCGAGTGACTTTTTCACGTTAATCGCAAACTGTATTCTGATGTTAAGCATCGCTGCTCCTCTCAGTTGGACCCTTAGGATACCCAGAGGCATACAGCGCATGTCAAGGCAGATGGCTATTTAAGCCTGTATTTTTTTAATTTTTATGAAAAACTTAGCGTATTCATTGCATTGTGATACTAATTTGGACAACCACACGCTCTCTACACACTCAACTGTAAAGAACGGGATTTATTATGTGGGGCTATGTACTTGGTATTGCTGCGTCTGTTGTGGTAATACTTGGAGGGCTAGCAACTGCGGTTGGTTGGCTCATTAGAAATTATCTAAAGGAATTAATAGAGAACACAAAAGAATTAAAGCCCAATGGTGGCTCTTCAATGAATGACACTATTACTAAGAAAATCCTTCCCGCCATTGAGCGCATGGAGGGTCAAATTCAACAACTGGCTGTTGATAACGCAGGATTAGAAGGACGATTCTCACAGTACGTAGAGGACCACAAAGAGTGAGTTATACCCCTCGTATCGGTGACTACGGCGTTGTTCGCACTTCAGGGGTATTTGGCAAGTTAATTCGGTTAGGCACCTCTTCTCCCGATAACCATGCTGTCATCTACATTGGTAATGGTCTACTGGTAGAAGCCACCCCACATGGAGTAAAAATTAACTCTATAGATGAGTACCCGCTCATTGCGTGGAACCAGCATGAGGAATTAACTGATACCCAACGTGAGGCCATCGCCGCCCATGCTCGGTCCTTGGTTGGAAAGCCCTACAGTTTCATCACTATTGCCCTTATCGTCCTTAGGATTTTGGGGGCCAAGTTCCTCTCTGACAATAAGTTCATGGTCTGGGCTGCCACCAAAGAGGGGTACATTTGCTCTGAATTGGTGGCCGAGTGCTACTCCTCCGCAGGGATAAAACTCTTCCAAAAGCCTGACTACGAGGTAGTACCCGGAGATTTGTCCAGACGCTTAGAGTTGATGTAATTAACTGCCCTACTCTTTGGTAAAGTAGCAGTATGACTACGACTGCTGCACATTACACAGCCGGCCGCCAAGGCCACCAAGTTCAAGTTATTGCTCTTCACTCTGCTGAAAACCAAGAACTTCCCGGCCAAGCCACCCACCTCGCTCAATGGTTTGCTGGAAATACTGCTCCAGAGGCTTCGGCCAACGCAATGGTGGATAACGCCACGATTGTTACTTCGGTAGATGACACGGATACTGCTTGGGCCGTTGGGGATTTCCCCCTTAACCTTGTCACTTGGAGCGTAGAAATCACAGGCCACGCCTCCAATACTGCGGCTCAATGGGGGGACCCTTACGAAACAGCCACCCTTAAAGAGGCCGCTATTGCGGTTAAGGCTGAGATGGCCAAGCACGGGATTCCTGCCGTTCACCTCACAGATTCCCAGATTGTGGCCATCCACAACGGAAACACAACTATTAAGGGCATCTGTACCCATGCAGACATTAGCCGTGCGTTGAAGATAGTTGGCGGTCACACCGACCCGGGAATTAATTTTCCTTTGGTACACTTTATCCAATCGTTAGCCTAACTACAGGAGAGACCACTATGGCCAAAGTAAACGTTGAAATTAACAAAGCAGTTTTGTACTTAGAACACTACCTTTACGCAACCGCTGGTTCAGCGGCCATTGCCTCCGTTATTGCATGGCAGGCTAAAGTTTCTTATTACTACGTCTTTATGGCGTTTGTTAGTGGTCTAGTCGGCCCACTTTTTGCTCGCGCTAACAGCAAGAGCGTTGTCAATGCCATCGCTAAGGACACGGGGCTTCCTACCGCTCTTGTTCAGAATGTTGCTAACGTGGCTGTACAAGATGCAACTAAGTTGATTACCCCAGCACCTGTTGCTGACGCTACCCCGGGAACAACCCCCCCAACTGCTTAATCCCTAATCCGGAGCAAAGGGCGCCCTACGGGGCGCTTTTTGTTATACTCGTAATACGAGAAAAACGCTCAAGGAGATAACTATGGCTGTAAAATGTGATAACTGCTCTAACACAGCGGTCTATACCTCGGCAGACCCGGGGGTTAACCCCGTTAATTACTGCAATGGTTGCCTTCCCCATTGGCTTCGTGCTCGCGCTGATGCGGGGCATTTCCCTTTAGTGGACAACTCTAAGAAGAAGTAATGGCCACCGACTACGAGGCTTTTGGACAATACCTGCCCCGAAGTCGTGAAAAGGCACCAGAGTTCAACATGGTTGACCCCTATAGGGTTGCCCGCCTTGACGCTGTACAGGTCCACCCTGTTCCTGAAAAGATTACTTATGCTTACGGCCCATTTGCCCCAGAACTTCTTAAAGAACCAGACGTTGTAATCGTCCAACCTGCAATGAATGAGGACGGCTCTGACTTTCCATTAGGCGCCACAACTCAAAACAACTTTAAGCCGGTTTCTTACCTTTTCTGCGGGGAGTGCTACGCAAAGGTTTTGGCCTCAGAAACCGAATTCCATGTTTGTGGTGGGTAATGGCTGGCGATTACTACACAACTCGTAAACAGAAAGAGGCTCAACTCAAAGAGTTAAGGGCCAACGAGGCCAACCGCCTTCTAAACCTGCGCCTTCGTATGCAGGAAAAGTTAGATGGTGGCTGGAATGTCAGAGAAGTAAATGATGCAAACTATGACCCACGACTAGCACCGACTTTAAGTGACACTACTGGCCGCAACCCTCGCGCCAGAGTTATTGCCTACAACTCTACGAATAACACTTTAATTGTTGTCTTTTGGGATAATACATGGTGGCAATACAACGACGTGCCAGTAGACATGTGGATGGGAATTAGTGGCTCTGAATCTACAGGTGGCTACTTACACAGCAGTGGGCTTAACAGTTGGGGTGACATGGGTGAGGCAGACATTGACGCTATACCTGCCCCAGTACGTGCACAAATTGCACAAATCGCCATGAGTGCGACTAGACTACGTGGTACGACGATAGGAGTTTAATGATTGCCGTTGGACCAAATCACTACTCTGGAAAACTTAGGTACTGGCATAGAAAGTTTTTACCAGTCTTTGAGTGGGGTTACACACAGGAAACAGAGATGCCCTTCCGTTTTGGAAAGACTTTTGTTATTAGAATCCCCTTTACTTATCAAGGGTTCTTTATCGGCCATTGGGTATTTGACCCTGAAGTAGACCCAGATGATGACGAGCAGATTGATAAGATTTTGTCTGAGGCTCTGTCTGTCAACACTTTGCTAGGGAAAGACAACCTTGGGTTAAGCAAAGAGCCTTTAGGACGGGGGTTCGCGCCCAATGCGTAAAGAGATAAGTACTGCTCCTATTTCTATTGACGAGTCCATTAAGGCCGTCCGTTTAGCCCAAAAACAAGACCAGATGCACAAAGAGTTAGTTAAACGGGCCTATGAAAGAATGGCGTCTTTTAGTCTTTCACCCGTAGGCCCTTTGCGGGAAGCCGAAGAAATCCAGTACCGACCTCTCTGGTCTCCGGGCTCAATAAAAACAGACTGTAACAACATTAAACGCTCTTTAGAGCGCGGTAGACGATTGGGGTATCGTGTTTAAAAAGAAAGAGACATGGGTTAAACCATTTCCTGAGCGCACCCTGCGCCGTATTGAAACCCTTACTACAGTGCAGTTGCGGGGCCAACTAGATTCCCTGCTCAATGACCTAGGCAGATGCGTGGCTATCTATGAGCGCTCTAAGCAAGATGTCTACCTTGATGAACTTCTCCTTGGCGCCGAAACTTTCCACGCCCTTGTGGACAACTTAAGGCAAAGAACACCTCGCAAGTAATTGTAGACAAATAGACATTCATGCTAGAATTGTCTACGCCTCTCTTCCTCTCCCCGTAGAAGGTTCAATAGCCTAGGTTTAACGACCTAGGCTATTGGTTTTAACTTAGACTAGGTGTGCTATGAACCCCGCATTTATGAGTAGTTCAGAGGACGACGAGCCCTTTATTGATGAGATGCTGGATGATGAGGCCCAGCAAGAAAGTCTGGCCGAAGAGGCCGAATTAGATGAGTTCTCTAAAGAGTTCGTCAAATCCCTTATAGACAAGTGCATTGAGTTTATGACCACGCTTGTTGGCCACCCTCTTCACTCCTACCAAATGCCATTGGCGCGAAGAATCATTGAGTCGGTCATTATTAATGACAGCGCCTCCATTACCGCTCTTGCCGCCCGTCAGTCAGGCAAATCGGAGACTATCGCCAATACCGCGGCCACCCTGATGATTCTTATGCCTAGGCTGGCAGTTATGTACCCAGACCTCCTTGGCCAGTACAAAAACGGAATTATGATTGGCATGTTCGCCCCCGTTGAAGGCCAAGTTGAAACGCTCTACGGCAGAACCGTAAATCGCCTTACCTCTGAGAAAGCGCTTGAACTTCTGGGTGACCCACAGATAGATGACAGCGTAGGCAAGGTTCCGGGGGTTACCCGCCAGATTAGGCTAAAGAACTCTGGCTCTTCGCTATCAATGATGACCGCTAACCCTAAGGCTAAGATTGAGTCTAAGTCCTTCCAACTCATCATTATTGACGAGTGCCAAGAGGCTGACGACTTTGTAGTAACTAAATCCATTGTCCCTATGCTGGGTTACTACGCTGGAACAATGGTAAAGACAGGGACCCCAACTACCCATAAAAACAACTTTTACCAGAGCATCATGATTAACAAGCGTGAACAGACTTCTGGAAAGCATAAACGTCAAAACCACTTTGAGTGGGACTGGCGTGACGTCGTGAAGGTCAATAAGAACTATGAGAAACACATTAGACAGCAGAAGTTAGAAATTGGTGAGGACTCAGATGAGTTCCTTATGTCTTACTGTTGTAAATGGATGCTTGAGCGTGGAATGTTTGTGTCTACTACCACGATGGACAAACTGGGCGATACCTCCATGGAGATTCAGCACTCTTGGCACAGAACCCCAGTAGTTGTAGGAATTGACCCTGCCAGAAAGATTGACTCTACTGTAGTAACGGTTGTCTGGGTGGACTGGGACCGGCCGGATGAGTTTGGCTACTACGACCACCGTATCCTGAATTGGCTAGAGATTCAGGGGGATGACTGGGAAGACCAGTACTTCCAGATAACTAAGTTTCTTGAAAACTACAACGTCATGTATGTTGGAGTAGATGCCAACGGTGTAGGGGACGCCGTAGCCCAAAGACTTAAACTTCTTCTTCCCCGCGCTGAGGTTATCTCTGTGGGAAGTAGCCAGCAAGAACAATCCAAGCGTTGGAAGCACCTTCGTCAGTTGATTGATAGAGAGTTAGTAAGTTGGCCAGCCCACGCTAAGACACGCCGCCTTGTTAAGTACCGCCGTTTTGTAGAGCAAATGGAAAGCCTAGAGACCAAGATTCAGGGCCCAAACTTTCTAGCCCACGCCCCAGATGCCGCACACGCCCATGACGATTACGCCGACTCTTTGGCTATTGCTTGCTCATTAACCCTTGAACATACCCTTCCTTTGGTAGAGGTAAGCAGTAATCCCTTCTGGCGATAATCCTGCGTTTAGGCTGTTTTATTAGCGGTTACAGGGCACACTTTTAACTGAGGCCCTCAACCCTTATAAGGAGTAAGAAACAATGGCTATTGCCCCAGACCCAAAGTTCCCCGAGGTTGCAGATAAGGTGTATGACCGTAAGGTCTCTCCCGCAACTCCCGGCCAGCGTGGCCCACTTCGCTTTGAAGAGGGTGTCGCAACAGATACCGATGTTCCAAATGAATTTACTAAGGGCGCTATGTCCGGCTACATTCCCGGCTCTCGTCCTAACCACAACAAGAATGTCTTTGAGAAACTTCCAGAAGAGACAATGCGTGAGCGTGCTCACGTAGGTTCTGCCGCTTGGACAGAGGCTCCTGACCACATCTCAAACTTTGCTAAGGGCGCTTTCGCTGACTTTGGCGATAACCGCATTGAAGAAGAGTTCCGCAGTGGTGGCCCACAGAAGGCCGGAAATCCAGCAGTCGTTCACGACTAACAGAAAATAAAGTTTCCCACCTCTTAGCGACCCCGACATCGCAGTAGGGGTGGGAACTAACTTTAAGGACTTTTCATGGCACTGATTCAAGGTAAAGAAGTAAAGCAAGGGCCAAAGCAACTTCCGGCCAACCCAAAACTTTGGAACACCATTACCGCCCAAGCGGGTGCCAAGTTTTCTAAAAACTCCCCTGCTAAGGCTCACTGGATTCATTCACGTTACCTACAACTCGGCGGTAAATTTGTAGAGTCCGCTAAAGACGTTGACCCACGTATGCGTGATTACGAGCATGAAAAGCAAGAGAAGGAAGAAGCCGCCAAAAAGAAAAAGGTTACTAAGCCTGTTGGTAGAAACCTTATTAAGGGCGAGCACTTTCGCTAATTGTCTATTTATAGATTTATAGACATTCATGCTAGAATTGTCCAATGACCAGAAAGGAAGTTAAAGAATGGTAAAGACGCTTAATAAGCGTACTGCCCCAACTTTGCTGCCTATAGGTATAACTTTTGGACGGTTAACTGCAACAGATGAGTACCACATGCGTAAACGACCCGACGGAAGAAACCGTTGCTATCAAAAGTTTTTGTGTTTATGTGGGGCAACTACTTTTTTAGTTCCATACTCTGTAAAAAATGGTAACACTTCGTCTTGCGGGTGCCTGCACACTGAGCAAGTACAAAAAATAATGACTACACATGGTCTTTCTAAAACGTCTGCATACAGGGTGCGCTTAAATAAAGCAAGACGCGCTCAAAAAAGAGCCACCTCTTACACAGGTGTTGTAGAAAAAGTATCTTCCGCTGTTTTTGACCAAATTTTACAAAAGAACAATAACACTTGTTGGATTTGTCAAGTAAATCTTGAAATCGTCCAATGGGACCACGTGATTCCATTATCAAAAGGTGGTTTACATAATCGTAACAACCTTAAGCCCTCATGCAAAGAGTGCAATAGTAGAAAAGGCTCTATTAACCCTTTTACAAATGAAATAAAAGATAAAATTGCTAACGATGTGCGAGCATTACGTGCATCCCGGGCTTCGGCCCCTCACGGACAGAGGGGAGGTGCTACAGCGCAATGTCAGGAATAGATTTTTCACCCCCATCGTACAGAGCCGCATCAAGCGACTTAACTATTTCAATTAGCCCACTAGGTCTTGTTGAACTTGCAGATGAAGAATTTGAAGTCCACGGTCCGCGCTTAAATCGCTACAGTCTCAACTGGGCGATGTATTAGGTACCTAGGTCATCATTGGAGTTATCGCCGTCAGACAGGCGAGACACAGTTGGTCCTTAACTATTACCGCGCTTTTACTGACTTTATTATCAACTTTACTTTTGGCAAGGGGGTTTCCTTTCGTTCCCCAAAAGAAACGGAAGCCATCGTTCCGGACTTGTTAGAGCGTGTCTGGGAAGTAGACAACAATAAAGCCACTGTCCTTTGGGAGATTGGGCAGCAAGGAACAGTCTCTGGTGACTGCTTTATTAAAGTTGCTTATGAAGAGGCGTGGAGAGACCCAGCAGGTAGAAACCATCCCGGCCGCGTTCGTATCCTGCCTCTTAACTCCTCTTTTGCATTTCCCGAGTTTCACCCCCATGACCGCGAACGTCTTGTGCGCTTTAAGTTGAAGTACCGTTTCTGGGGCACATCTTTAGAAGGTACTCGTCAAGTATTTACCTACACAGAGATTCTTACGGATGATGTCATTGAGGAGTACATCAACGATGAACTTATTGACTCGCGCCCTAATCCGCTTGGCACTATTCCTGTTATTCACATTCCGAATGTTCGTATCAGTGGTAGCCCTTGGGGTCTTTCTGACTGTAACGACCTTATTAACATTAATCGCGCTTACAATGAAGTTGCTACTGACATTGCCGACATTGTTAATTATCACGCTGCACCGGTCACAGTTATTACTGGAGCAAAGGCTTCTCAACTTGAAAAGGGAGCCAACAAAGTCTGGAGCCTACCAAAAGATGCTGTCATCCAAAATCTTGAGGGTGGAGCCGAAGGACTAAAAGGCGCCATGGAACTTTTGGCCATGCTTAAAAAGGCCATGCACGAAATGATTGGTGTTCCAGAAACCGCTCTTGGCCAAGCCACTCCTATTTCTAACACCTCAGGCGTCGCACTTTCTATTCAGTTCCAGCCTTTGATGAACCGTTACCACCAGAAAATTATTCAGTATGCACATGGCCTAGAGCGCGTCAATGAACTTATCCTATTAAGCCTTGCTCTTAAAGAACCAGAGACTTTTATCTGGGACGAATCAACTAGCACAGTTCCTTTGCGCCCCGGCCAAGTGGCTCAACTAGATGTTAATGACCCCATTACTTTCCGTTCTAACGTCGTATTTCCACAGCCACTTCCTCTTGACAAACTCATTGCTCTCAATGAAATCCAAACCAAGTTGTCCCTTGGCTTTGAGTCTAAAGAAGGTGCTCTGCGTGCCCTTGGTGAAGCCTTCCCTGCTGAGAAACTCACAGAGATTCGTCAAGAACTCCAAGATGACGCTATGGCTGACGGTGCTCTTAAACTCATTCAAACCCAGATTGAGCAAGACATTCTGGCTCTTACTGGCTCACTGCCAACTAGTGCAGGTCCGGGTGGAGCACCCGCGGGGGGCGGAGGCGCCGGCGGTGCAGATGAAATGGTGCCACCACCAACAAAACCAGAATTGCTAGATGATGCAACTATCGCGGCCCAAATCGGCAACGAAGCAGTCCGCTCTCGTCTAGTAACGGACGCCTATGGAACAAAGATTCCACAACGAAGAGTTCCAGAGGACTACGAAAAATAAAAGACTTTACCCTGACAATTTGACCATCTGTTGTCAGAATAAAGACTGTACTAACAAAGTTAGGTCACACGGGCTACTACATCGTAAAACGACCCCTAGGATAAAAAGGATACCCAATGACAGAAGCAGGAAACTCACAAGCAGGCGACCCAACAGGGTTGCAAACTGGTCTTAATGAAGCGTTAGGCGCTGGAGCGCTTACTGCTAACTCGGGCTACGTCAACACTCTTCCAGTACAAACTCCGGGAACGAAGTTCTACACGGAAGATGACTTGAACCGAGTCCGGTCACAGGAAAAAGATAAACTCTACACTTCGATTGAAGAACTCAAGACGAAGGTTAGCGCTTATGAAAAAGAAAGAGAAGAGCAACTAGCACGTCAGCAGGCCAAAGAAGCAGAAGAAAATGCTGCTAGAGAGGCCGCTGAAAAGGCAAGACTATTGGAAGAGTCCACTGCAAAGGATTATGCCAAGGAGACAGCCGAAGAGTTGCGTCAGCAGTTGGCACGCGAGCGTCAAGAACGCGAAGCGGCCTTCGCCCTTCTAGACCAAGAACGTAAGTTTACTGAACTGCAAACATACCGCCAACAACTTATTGAGCAGAACCGTGACAGCATTATTCCTCAGTTAATTAACTCCATCCAAGGCAATACTCCGGAAGAGTTAAACCAAAGCGTCGCATACTGGACAGAGCAATCCAACAGTATTTTGGGAGATGTGCAGGCAACTGCACAGGCACAGCGACAAGCAATGCCGGGAACAAGAGCGACCAATCCCGGGTTTGGACCGTTGGAAACTAATTTGGAATCACGTCAGTTCACTGCCGCAGAAATTGCGGCAATGCCGATGAATGAATACGCAAAAATCCGCCCGCAGATACTGAGCCAAAGAGCGCAAGGTAAAACCAGCGGCATACTGGGATAAAACTTAACTAACTAAACCTACTAACAAGGAGTCAAAGCCAAATGGCATCAGGAATTACTGGTACAGGAAACCTAGCCGCTGCACCTACAGCGTACTCAGGTACTAATACCCAGTTGACTCAAGCGATTCAGACAATCTGGTCCAAGGAAATCTTGTTCCAAGCAATGCCTATCCTTCGCTTTGAGCAATTTGCGGTAAAGAAGACTGAACTCGGCGTAGCCCCCGGTCTTCAAATTAACTTTATGCGTTACAACAACCTCGGATTCGCTTCACCTCTCGTTGAAGGTGTCCGTATGCAGACAAACGCACTCACAGCACAGCAATTTTCTATCACAGTAACAGAGCATGGCTATGCTCTTGCTGTATCAGAACTCTTGCTCAACGCCTCTTTCGATGACGTTATGGCTTCGGCTTCTCGTCTTCTTGGCCGTAACATGGCTATCTATCTTGACCAACTTTCACGCGATACTCTCTATGCTGCTTCTTCTACCCTTTATGGTGAAGACCGCTCATCTGTATCGTCTGCTGTTAACAACTGGTATGGCTATGGAACCTTTGCGGCCAACCGTGCTGGAATGACCGGTGCCGCTTATTTGACACCTCACGTCATTAAGGACACTGTTGAGACCCTTGCTACCAAGAACATCCCAAGGTTGGGCGAAACCTACGTGTGCTTCGTGCACCCTCACCAGAGCCGTACTCTGCGTGATAACCCTGAGTTCATCGAAGTAACGAAGTACGCCGCTCCCGGCAACTTCATGCTCGGTGAAATCGGACGTCTGTATGACGTTGTGTTCATTGAGACCACTCAGGTTCTCAAAGTCACTGGTGGAGCCGGAACCAACTACACAACAGATACCGCTGTTGCTAACCCAGTAGTTGTTCCCGGTGGAGGTTACACAACTCCTGCAACCCTAACAGGTAATGGTCTTTCTGACCGCTATGCCGCAATTATGATTGGTGACAACGCCTTTGGTCACGCTATCTCACTTCCAGTTGAACTCCGCGATGGCGGTATTCTCGACTTCGGCCGTGAGCACGCATTGGCTTGGTACTCAATCTTCGGTCTTGGCCTTATTACTGACCAAAGCGTAGTAATAATCGAGACCAATTAGCCTAAACAGTGGTAAGATTCTCCTAGCAGGTAAATAGCCTGCTAGGAGGTCTTACACAATGGCAGTAGTTCATAAAAAAGAACAATGCCCGCAAGGGCACAAGTACACAGAAGAAAACTCATACATAGATAAAAACGGCTATAGACACTGTAAAACTTGTCGTACTAAGACGATGAGGCTTCGCAGAGAACATAACGTAAGAGTTGGACGAGGAGTAAATAACTCCTCTAAAACCGAGTGTCCCAAAGGGCACCCCTATGATGAAAAAAATACAATTACATACTTAAAACCTAATGGCAAATCAAGACGATGCTGTAGAGCGTGCGCTAGAGCCAACATGGTAACCCAAAACGTCAAACGTTACGGACTTACTAAAGAAAAGTTTGAAGCACTACTAGATAGCCAAAACTCAAGATGTGCCATTTGCAAAGGAAAATTCTGGGACGAGGTATCCTCGCCTCACATTGACCACGACCACTCTTGCTGTAACGAGCAAATGGCTTCTTGTGGAAAGTGTGTTAGAGGACTCCTTTGTAGAGGGTGTAACCAAATGCTTGGTTGTGCCAAGGACGAGGTTAATACCTTAAGTTCAGCAATTAAGTACTTAAAGTCAGGAGTTCTGACTTTCTAACCGAGACACTAAATAGGAGAATCTAATGGCATCAAAGCCCAACGATGTAACCGGCCGCTTGCGCGACAAGTTAGCCACAGAAGCACTAGAGAAGCAGCAAGAAGCCGCTAACCAAATGTCCATGGCCACGGCCGAGGCAAAGGTAAATCTAGAAACCCAAGTCATTGACGCCACCCAGCCCTCGCGTCAAACAATTATTGTTGATGACCCAATTACCCTTGGTGCAGAGGACGAGTCAACAGTTGAAATTCGTGTAGTACAAGACCTAGATAACATGACCCTAGGTAAGGGCAATAACTACAGTTTTAAAGCAGGTGTTAAGTACAAGGTAACAAAACTTGTTGCACAGCACCTAAAAGAAAAAGGCTACCTCGCAGGAGTGATTTAATCTTCATTCGCGGTAAAGAGCGACGGGCGGCCTAACAGCCGCCCTTTCGTTTGGGCAGATTTTTTTAGAAAATTCCGAGACCATTGAGTCTGTAGCGTGAGGAGTTTTTGGTGGCCCTTTTAGCAAACCTCATTTCAAGAGTTCGCCTTGAGATAGGTGATTCAGAGTCCCAATTTACTTTTACGGCCACAGGTGACGGAAGCACAACAGCCTTTCCTATAGGTAAATACCCTATAGACCCTGCCACTTTATACATAACTGTTAATGGCACTGCCCAACCTACACCGGCTAATTACACTTTAGAGGCCAATCTAGGCATTGTGCACTTTGTTACGGCCCCGGCCGCGGCGGCCAACATTGTCATTACTGGTAACAACTTTCGTTACTTTACAGATGCTGACATAACTACATTCGTAAATGACGCTGTAACACAGCACACATACAACCGCACTGATTCTTATGGCTCGGCAGTTAACATTTATACGTTACCGCCCATAGAAGAGTATCCAATCGCTATCTTGGCTTCTATCGAAGCGCTGTGGGCGCTGGCCACTGACACGGCGTTTGACATTAACATTACCGCCCCTGACGGGGTTGTCATTCCTCGCGCACAACGCTTTCAACAGTTGTCTAACATTATTCAACAGCGTTGGGAACAGTATCGCTTGCTCTGCTCACAACTCAATGTAGGTTTGTGGCGGATAGAGATGGGTACTCTATTGCGTACCTCACGTACTACAAACAAGTATGTGCCAATCTACATTACACAAGAGATTGATGATTCCCGTAGACCGGAGCGCGTCTACATTAAGAACGACCTTACTGGCCGTGAGCCTCAACCTGTCTACAACCAAATCTACGACATTACCCTTTACCAAGGCAACAACTTTGCAGTTGAGTTTGATTTTCCATTTGACCTTACTGGGTATAACGTGGCCGCACAAATCCGTACCTATCCTAACGCGCCATCTCTTTATGCCACTTTTACTTGCGCTATTACCTCTACAAGTTCAACCCTTAGCAAGGTAACTATCTCCTTAACTAACTCCAATACTGAGTACATGCCTGTTCGCGCTTTTTGGGATTTGCTACTTACTTCTCAAACAGACCCTAACTACGCGCAGACGTACATCCGTGGAAACGTATTTACTTTACAGCAGGTAACGATTGTCTAATCCTTGGGACTACGATGATGATGGTGTTGTCCAAGCCATTACAGTCATTCCAAATGTCATTGGCCCTATCATTGTTGCGCCCGGAACCGGTGGCGCTAGGGGCCTTCAAGGTACAAGTGGAATTATTGGCTCCCAAGGTATTCAAGGTAACCAAGGTGTACAAGGACCAAATGCGGCTATAACTTTTTCCTCAACACCTCCAACGGCACCTTTGCTCGGAGACCGTTGGGTAGATTCTGGTTCTGGTGTTGAGTACACATGGGTATTTGATGGTGCTAACTATTGGTGGGTAGAGACAGACGCCTCTGGCTATGTTGGTGCTCAAGGGGTAACAGGTGTACAGGGACCTTTTGGTATACAGGGAGGCCTTGGCCCCCAAGGCATACAAGGAACCACAGGTGTACAAGGTCTATTTGGTATTCAAGGACTACTTGGAACCCAAGGCCCTATTGGCCTTCAAGGAGTTATTGGCACACAAGGCATAACTGGGACCCAAGGAGCCACTGGTACTCAAGGTCTTCTTGGCTTGCAAGGCCAACTTGGCGTGCAAGGTATACAAGGCACTATGGGTACTCAAGGAACTTTTGGTATACAGGGTACAACTGGCGCCGGCATTCAAGGGGCTACAGGTGTTCAAGGATTTTTTGGAGTTCAAGGAACTGCTGGAACTAGCGTAACTATCCTTGGCTCATACGCAACTTTGGCCGCATTACAACTTGCACACCCAACAGGTAACAATGGTGATGGATACATCATTGACCCTTATCTTTATGTTTGGCTTGCTGGTGCGTGGACAAATGTTGGAGTAGTTCAAGGTTCTCAAGGCGTTCAGGGAAATACTGGTTTACAAGGATTAACCGGAGCAGGGACACAAGGAATACAAGGTTTAACAGGGGCTCAAGGCCTAACCGGCACACAGGGTTTAACAGGTATTCAAGGCGTTACTGGTGCTGGTGTACAAGGCACTCAAGGAACTACTGGAACGCAGGGTTTAACAGGTACGCAGGGAAATACTGGTGCCGGTGCCCAAGGTATTCAAGGCACTTTAGGCTTACAGGGTTTACAGGGCACGGCACAATTAGGTATAGCAACCTACGTGCAGGTCTCTGCTCCTACCGTGGCCGGCGGAACGCCATACGTGTGGTGGCAGGAAACTTCTCTAGGTTCCGGAAACTACACACTATGGATTGCGGACGGTACATAAATGCCTTTAGTAAACCAGTTCGGTAACCTAGCACTAGACACGTCTATTGCTACTAACACGGCTGCCACTAACGCGCAAACTCCGCTTTTACAGACTTTACAGCGCATTGCTCAATTACTGAAGCCTCTTGGAGTTGTAACGGGCGGTGGTTCAAACCGCCTTAACGTAGACGTTAACGCGATTACAACACTTCCAACCTTGTCCAACGTCACCACGGTATCTACCGTCACCACAGTATCTACCGTCTCAACAATGACAAACCAAGCACAGTTGGGTGGCGTCAACGCTTTTGCTCAAATCCACGACATAAGCCGTGCTGGGTATAACCAAGCAATAAGAGGAAAGATAAGTTAAATGGCTAATACGTTATCAAACCAACTTGACCTTCCTTTTTGGGAACTTCTTAACCAAGCCCCTGTAGCCTCTTCTGCGCTTTCTGCTGTTTCTACTACTGAGTCTGGTATGGATAGGTACATTTACTATTACAACTCCACAACTCTTTATCGCTATGACACCTACAAAGACACGTGGCAGCAACTTGCCAACAGCCCCGCCGCGGCTTCAACTATCGTTGGAATTACACACACCCAACGCCGTGGAACTCATGGCCGTGTTCTAGCAGTACCGGCCGCAGTAACAGCAACAGTTACAGCGGCAACAGCAAGCGGAACTACTAGCGCCACGTACACTGCTACAAATACATTCTCTGTTGGACAGTACGTTGCTGTAACAGGAACAACCTCTAGCGTGGGTTCTTTTAACCTAGTTGGGTACGTTACGGCCGCAACAGGTTCCCAATTTACGATTGCAACTACTGTTACCGCTGGTTCTACTTATACATCTGGAGGAACTGCTACAGTCACTTCATTGACTATTGGCGGCCTGCGTTTGCAAAACCTTCAAGGTGAAACTTTGAGTTTTGAGTACGGAACTGGGCAAGGCCAATCGTTTACTATTGGAACAGTAACAGACACGATTGCAGACTCTGGAGTTATTACCGGAACAACGACCTCTACTCTTGTTGATTCTACTAAAAAGTGGCGTTATAACCAATGGGCTGGTTACACCGTTGGCATTACGTTTGGCACAGATGCCACTCAATACCGTCGTGTTATCTATAACGATACGACAACTCTTTACATTTCTGATTACAACCTTCAACCCCATGACCCTTGGGGCCAACAGGTATTTACAGCAACAGCGCCTTACGCACTTCCAGTAACAACTGCTGGTTCTCAGACTCATTACACAATCTCTTCCCAGACAGTAACTTTAAGCGCACCTTTCTCTATTACTCCCGATACATCTACATTTTGGACTACTAGAACAGGTGGCCTATACATGGTCACTTCTGCGGCCGCTACTCCATTCTTTAACTTTTATTACTACGACATTGCTAACGACCAATGGGCACAGAAAACAACGCCACAAACCTACCTTTTGGCTGCTCTTGCTGGTGACCAAGTTCTTGAACGTACAGGTAACGTATTGGCATCACCTTTGGTCTCCAAAGTAGGAGCCATCACTACTACAGCAAAAACTCTTACGGATGCTGGCCTTGCCCTAACTAATGACAGGTATGCAAACCACACTATCCAAATTACTGGTGACTCCACAACACCTGCCGCTATTGGACAAAAGCGCCGTATTGTTGCTCACTCTGCAACTACTTTTACAGTAACTCCCGCATGGACAACTACCCCGTCCACTAACGCTACTTACTCTGTCTTGCCTAACCTTGATAAAGTTTGGTTTATTCCGGGCAATAACTCTGGAATGTTTCAGTACGACGCAGTTACAGATAACTGGGCGCCTGCTGAAATTTTTGACCAAGGAGTCGCAACTAACATCTCTGCCACCCTTAACGGCTGGGCCCCTATTGGCGTTACATCTATTACAAGAATTGCATCAGGAGTAGTTTCAGTTAACCCTACTCCCGTAGCCGCAGGCTCAGGCTATGTAATTGGCGACATACTTACTCTATCTACTGGTGGTGCTGGTGCTCAAGTAATTGTTACCAGCGTTACTTCTGCCGGAGCAGTTAACTCAGTAACTCTTATTAACTCTGGAACAACTACCGGCTACACCGTAACAACATCCGCAACAACTGGTGGAACTGGTACTGCTTGCACTATTTCAATTACTGCTATTGGCCCAACTGCAAACGTAGTCACCGCATCTAACCATTTCTTTAAGTCTGGTGACTCTGTAACTATTGCCGGTTGTGCAACAGATACAACCTTTAACGCGGCCTTTACTGTTATTGGGCCTTCTGCTGTTAGCACTTTTAGCATCTCAGCGCCCTCTTCTACCGCAAGCCCAACAGCCACATCTTCTCAAGGAACAACTACGCTTGTAGATGCTTCTAAAAACTGGACTACTAATGAGCATGTCGGTCGTTTGGTAGCAATCTTTGTCTCTGGTATTAACCCAACAACTCAGGTTTCTTGGATTACGGCTAATACGGCAACGACGCTAACCCTTGCTTCTACAATTACCGCGGCCGTTAACGGAACTTCTAAGTATGTTCTTCACGATGCCAAATTGTTTGGTACGGATGACATGCTTAAAACTGCTGGAAAGCAGTACAACGGGTGGGCAACAAGCGGCTCTACAACTACGCTTGTAGATTCAACAAAGTCATGGACTCCCGGACAATGGGTTGGTCATTACTTTAAGATTGAAGCAGGAACTGGTTATGCAGTTTCTTCTACACGTATTGCTATTACAGCCAACGACGCCACATCCCTTACTTTTGCTACCCAATCGTTTACGCCAGACACAACAACTAAGTACGAAATTGCTGACTCATGGGGGCTTGTAACAACTGGCACATCTACTACAGTATTTACTGATACTGCCCACAACTGGCCTGTAAACATTTATGCCGGTAAGCGCCTGCGCTTTACGGCAGGAACCGTTGACGTAGGGTATGAGAACACGATAACCAGCAACACCGTTAACACTATTACTCTTGGTACAGCGGCAGCCTCTACTCCTGTAGCAACAACGTCGGCGTATTGCATTATTGGTGCTCCTGCTCGTGTAACTGGAATTGAAATGCTATGGAACTGGGGCTCTACCGATACTGCCAAGACCGCTAGGTATTTTTATTCTCCGCGTGGTGGCGCTACTAACGGCGCTATTGACATTTACGACATACCTTCTGGTAAGTGGATTCTTGCGCCAATGACCCGTTCTCAATCAGAACTTTGGCAGTTAGGTTCTGCTTACGCCTACGATGGCGCGGACACTATTTACTTAACCCGTACTGCATCCGGTGCTGTTGTTCGTGTTTTTCGTTATGACTTAAATGCACAACAAATAAATGGAGCCGCTACTACTACCATGCTTTCTGCTGGAGCAACTGCTGGAAATAAAATGGCCCTTATTAACACTGCAACAGGAAACAAGTTCTTATACGTCCTTCAAGATACAGGAACGCAGTTCACTAGAGCCTTAGTCTGGTAACTAAATGGCTATACAGTTTCCAACGTCTCCTACCCCCGGCCAGTCGTATACCTATGGTACGCGCACATGGCAATGGACAGGGGTTGCTTGGATTGCCACGACAACTACTTATGGTCCTCAAGGAACAACGGGCACTCAAGGAACACAAGGCACTCTTGGATTACAGGGTGCTCAAGGACCTATTGGCCCACAAGGGGTAACTGGAGTCCAAGGCACAGTTGGTGCTCAAGGTACTACAGGCACTCAAGGACTTCTTGGTCCTCAAGGAACAACGGGCACTCAAGGAACACAAGGCACTCTTGGATTACAGGGTGCTACCGGTACTCAAGGCTTAACTGGAGCCCAAGGACTTACAGGAATCCAAGGCACCTTTGGTAATCAAGGCCTTACTGGGTCACAGGGAACAACAGGAACTCAGGGTGTAACAGGCACACAGGGGTTAACCGGCGCGCAGGGAACGCAAGGGTTGCAGGGGACACTTGGCTCTCAAGGCGTTCAAGGTACCGCCAGCGATAAGTATGCAACTACTTCTACAACGTCATTTGCTCTTACAACTGGTGGCTCGACAACTATCACTATCGGTACCAACCTCAACTACTCTGTTGGCCAAAACATTGTTGTTGCGGCCGACGGCTCTCACATTGTCTACGGAACAGTAACTGCTTACACACCGGGTACTGGTTCTATTACATTTACTAATGACCGAAGTGTTGGAACTGGTACTTTCTCTTCTTGGTCAGTAAACCTAGACGGTGCCGTTGGTATTCAAGGAACCTCTGGCCTTCAAGGAACTAATGGAACGCAAGGCACAACAGGTACCCAAGGTTTAACAGGAACGCAAGGCTTAACTGGAGCCCAAGGTCTTACGGGAACGCAAGGTACGACTGGTGCTCAAGGAGCAACGGGCCCACAAGGCGTCACGGGTATTCAAGGTTTAACTGGTATTCAAGGTACTCAAGGAACAACTGGCCTTCAAGGTTTAACAGGAACGCAAGGAACCACTGGCACGCAAGGAGCAACTGGAGCACAAGGAGCAACTGGAGCACAAGGTACAACTGGTACTACAGGTGCTCAAGGAGCAACTGGAACTCAAGGAGCAACTGGAACTCAGGGAGCAACTGGTAGCCAAGGAGCAACTGGAACTACTGGAACTCAAGGAGCAACTGGCCTTCAAGGTTTAACAGGAACGCAAGGTACTATTGGTACACAAGGTGTTCAAGGGATAGTTGGAAGCGCTACGGCATTTTCATCTATAAATGCTCAAGTAGGAACCTCTTACACCCCTGTACTTGGAGACTCTACTACACTTCAAACTTTTAATAACGCATCTGCAATTTCTGTGACAATTCCCACTAATGCCACTGTTTCGTACACAGTTGGTACTCAACTTAATTTTGCTTGGGTTACTGGTGCTGGACAAGTAACTATAAGTGCTGTGACTCCTGCAACAACTACCATAATATCTACAGCCTCCACTTCCGCCAGCCCCAAACTACGAACTGTTAACTCTGTGGCTACCGCATTAAAACTTGCTACCGATACTTGGTTGATTACTGGGGATATAGTCTAATGCCTATCGCTGGAGTAATCGCCTCATCTAACCAGCAGGCTAGAGCCGCATCGTTCTACCAAATCCAGCAACTATCTCCCTCTGCCGTTTCCACCGTCACCTTCTCTAGTATCCCTTCCACCTACAAATCCTTACAGGTGCGGTTTAACTTGGTGTGCACAAGTGCAGGAGCAAATTTTCAGACTCAATTTAATGGTGATTCCTCATCGGCAAATTATGTATCTCATAGGCTTTATGGGGATGGAGGCTCAACGGTTGCTGGTGGTTTCGCTTCGGGAGTTTTTGGTTATGTGCTCCAATTTGCTAATGGAGCAGTAATTACCTACCCAACCGTAGGAATTATGGATGTTATTGACTATGCCAATACCAACAAAAACAAAACTGTTAAATCGTTAATGGGTGCAAATCAAAATACCTCAACAGGAAATGTTCAACTTAATTCTGGTCTTTGGCTATCAACTGCCGCAATTAACTCTCTAACTTTTGCGGTTTCTGCTGGAACCTTCACAGGCACTATCTCACTTTACGGAGTTAACTAATGGCTACCGCTACCTATACTCCAATCGCCACTCAAACCCTTGGCTCTGCTGCCGCCTCTATCACCTTCTCATCAATCCCCGGCACCTATACGGATTTGAGGTTGGTGCTGACAGGGACAACGGCAAGTGCGGCGGATTTAGCAATTCAATACAACGCCGATACGGGCACCAATTACTCGGGTACATTTTTATCGGGAATCGGGTCCTCCGTTAACTCAACCAATAATGGCCCATCGGCATCAAACATTTTACTTCAAAGTCAAGGTGTGTCTTCAACAACGGTTCCGATATTAGACACGGTGGATATTTTTTCTTATGCAGGTTCAACCAACAAAACTTGTTTAATTACCGCTTCTACCGATACCAACGGCGCGGGGGCAGTCGAATTGGCGATTGGGTTATGGCGATCAACCGCAGCAATTACTTCTATCAAGATTTTTGGTAATGGTGGAGTAAATCTTTCAACTGGCACAATCGCAACGCTTTGGGGGATTTAGGAAAATGGCTAACGCAACAATGACCCTCATCTCATCTCAGACCCTTGGCGGTACAACCGCCAGCGTAACTTTCTCCTCGATTCCCACCTCGTATAACGACTTGAAGTTGGTTGTAAGTGCGAGGGGGGATAACGCGGCGTATCCAGTCGCGGTAAAAATTGCGATTAACGGAGATTCGGCGACCAACTATTCCTATACAAACCTGCTCGGCAATTCGTCAGCGGCTTCATCCACTAGAGCCTCAAGTGCTACCTCTGACTTGATAGTGAACATGGACGGCGCAAGTGCTACGGCTTCAACTTTCGGAGCGTGGGAAATCTACATACCGAACTACAACTCAACGGGCAGCAAGCCGTTCTTTGGAATTGATGTGATTGAAACAAGTGACACGACAGCGGCTCATGCTGAGATTCAAGCAAATGCTCATCTTTACAGAGGCGCAAGTGGAATCACCTCAATCGTCTTAACGCCTAACTCTGGCAACTTTGTTCAGTACAGCAATTTTTATTTATACGGCATCGAAAACTCATAGGGAGATATAAATGGCAGATGTAATTGAAGTAAATTGCACGACAGGAGAAGTGACAACTCGCCCACAGACGGCAGATGAGATTGCGGCTCAAGAGGCTGCGGCACAAACGGCACAGGCGCAGGCGGATGCTAAGGCTAAAGCTGAAGCCGATGCACAAGCCGCTAAGTCAAGCGCGGTTTCTAAGTTGGCAAAGTTGGGTTTGACTGATGAGGAAATCGCCGCATTGGTAGGCTAACCCAATGGCTAACTACCGCTATCTCTTTGCCGATCTCTTAACGAACACCATCCTTGCTGAGTTACCGCTAACGGCTGTCAATTTCACGCAACAGTTAAACAC